GTAGTATCAATATATTCGTTAAACAACGAAATTGGCAATCGAGAGGCGGGCGTAAAACTTAGCGCCCTCCCTGAGTAATTTTTTTCCGTATCTTGTGAGTATACCTTTTCTCGGACAAAAGGACTCTGGATCTAGCACAACTGGTGTTTGTGTTAGTGGTACATAGGGGCAATAGAAGTAGCCCGAATCCATGTAGGAGTCGCCCTTATAACCCATCAACAACTGGTTGGTGGGGAATAGTGGGTCCTTGTAGAGACGGTAGCGGTTAGCAACAGTACCGACGTACTGAATACCAAGTGAGCTAGTAAATGTCTCAGAAGGAGCTGGTGCGAAACCGGCGGTAGCTGTTTCGAAGATTGAGGCAACTTCAGGTGATGTCACGATGAAGTTAGCGCCACCACGGAGGGTCTTACGATGGATGACGTTGGAAACTTCAACGATCTTCACATAGAGAGACTCATACTTTTCCTTGATGGTATCACCAAGGGCGGTAGCGAGGTCCCAAGCAGCGACAGTACCGGCGTTCTGGCGAAGGTCCTGAACGCACTCACGGTCGATTTCTAGGTTGATTTCCTGAGCGAGAACAGCGGTCAACTCAGCTTCAGCATCAAGATTGTGCTGTGAGCGGAGGTCCTGCTGAGCCTCATAGGACCAAACGGCCTTCAATTTACGAGTCTTAGCAGCGATCTCTTCTGACTCAACGACTAGGTTGATTTCAGGGAGGTCCTGATTGCACTCCATGTTGTACTCGTAGGAGACTACGCAGTAAACAGGGCCAGCTGCAGTGCCGTTCCAAGTTAGGCTGAAGCCACCTGTGTTGAGGTCTAGGCTACCAGCTGTAGCGAGGTCGGTGCCGCTGACAGTGTTGAAGGTGAAAGCGCCAGAGCTAGCAACGGTGAAGGTCTGGGAGACGGTGCCGTTTAGATAAACGGTGCCGGTTACAGTTCCGCCGAGGATAGGTGTGTGCTGGAAGTTACCCATGTTTACTGTGGCATTGGGCACAGCGATTGTGTCAGGGGTCTTCTCGTTCTGGACGAACTGGCTGGAGTAGTAGATGTCAAGGTTGGCATCACCGCTCGCCCTCTGTTGGAGGGAGGTGGGATCGTCAGCGGGGAAGCCGCTGTCGTTCGAAGCACCCTGCATATAGCCCTTGTTGGAGCTATAGCGGAAGCGGAGATAGTACACCAAGCCGGTTGGGCCGAGTAGGGGCTGTACGCTTACAATCTTGTTAGCGATTAGCTGGGGGTAAATACGACGGACAAGAGGAATCGAAATTCTCTTGAACTGTGCGACGTCGGATGTGTCTGTAGCGACTTCGTTGATAAGCCTCTGGTTTTCGAGTAGAACCGCAGTAGCAGAGCGGACATAAGGGTCTTCGATGCCCTTTAGAATACCAGTTTTGCTCCAACGAGTCTCTAACTCTTTTGCTTCATTCAAAAATCTAGCATTAGCGTTCATGTATAACTCCTATAAGGTTTAGTTTTTATTCTTCTTAACGCCTGAAAGAATAAGTAGCTCGTTTGTCTCACCGGAGCCAGTGTTATATTCCGCAATAACCTGAACGTTCTCGGTGTCGATATGTCCTCTCCCACTTGCGCTCTTTACTTTCGTGGCTCTTTCTTTCTGTTCTGTGATAACTCTAGCCTTCTTGTTATCAACTGGAAGGGCCTTGCGGGCTTCAGTGATGACAGCGGAGGTTTTGCGCACAGACTCGTTTAGACGAGTGTTATCTGTTGAGAGGCGAATGTTGCGTGCTTCGAGCATTCTGATTTGGCCCTTAAGTTCTTCAACTTTCTTGGTGGCTTCATCAAGTTTGCTGGTAGTAGCAAAAGTCTTCTCTTCGTCAGATAGGTAGTTGCTGGTAATGTTGATAATCTTATCGAGTGCAACCTTGTGCTCAACGACTCTGGGGTCGTTCATGAGATCATGGCGAGCTTGCTCGTAGATTTCTCCGCCCTTGAGCTGGAGGAATTGGTCAACCTTATCAACAATGTAGCTTTTCATTTCAGCGAGCTTGCCGTCATATTCCTCGTAGAGGTCAACTTCGACTTTGCCCTTGCTGTTTCTTTCGGAAAGAAGCATCTGATAGGCTTCTTCGTAGCCCTCTTCGAGGGTTTTTTCGAATTCGGCCTTCTGAACTTCTAGGCGGCTGCTGAGATCGTTAATAATCTCGTAGGCCTCTTGATAGCCCTGATAAGCTGTTTTTTCAGCTTGGGCTAGCTCTGTAGAAAGCTGTGAGTAGGCCTCTTCAAGATTCTTGTTATATTCTTGCTCAAGCTTCTCAGTGGCTTCAGAGAGCATCTCAGAAACGGCTGAAGCGACTTCGTTCACCTGATCTTCAGGTAGCAGTCTTTTCAATGACTCAACAATTTTATGTTCCATTATCCTAACCTCATTTTGATGTTGTTAGTTTGATCTTTTACAATTCCGCCCAGACATGCTATCAGAGCATCTTTGTTTACCTTATGTATGCCGCTGGTCTCATTTTTTTTCTGGGATTTCTCGAAAACCTCTGGAGTGTACTCCTGACTCTCCTTGGTTGTGCCAACTTTCTTTTGGAAGGCGGCGAATGTAGACGGGTCAGCAACCACATCAAAAGTGATGAGTTTGTAAGACTCGTCAATTACAAGGATGCCATTTTCATTCGTCTTACCGTTGCCTACGCCACGGGAAGAAACACCTACTCTAACACCATCATTAATAAGGGCTCTTAATATCTTGCCATGGGGTGTATTAAGGATTTCTCCTTCTCCCATGAGGACATTGCCTTCCCACCATAACTTGGTGATAACGTGCGATGCTTTTTCGAAGTGAATAATGCTATCTTCTGGGTGGTCGAGTTCACCCACAAGTCCTCTAGCTTTAACGCATTCTTGCAATTTCTTTACATTCTCATTAAGTACACTGTAGCTGTACATTCTCTTGTTTTTGTTAACGGCTTCCGCCTCTTGGAATTTTCCACGGAATTTGGTGAGTCCTTTTTCAGAGGACTCATTCATGGAAAGCTCAATGCCTCCGTGCGTGCAGCAGTCAACTAATAGATATTGATTCACGTTATCTCCTTAGTGTTAGTTCTTTGCTGTCTTTGCCAACACATCATCTTGGGGAACAACGTCGAGGTTCTTCTTGTACCAATTTGATGCGTTTTCGGGGTCAATGAGCTTGAAGCTGTCGCCCAAGGTCATTTCCTGACCGGGGATATAAGGATTGCTTAGGGCTGGCCAAGTATCCTTTCCACCGGAGGTTCCTAGCTCGAAGGTATCGGAAACCATGGGTGTAGCACCCTTGATTAGGAAGTCTCCGCCTTCAGGAGCGTAGGGGTTGTGTAGCTTGGGATTGAGGTCGCTACCGTTCATGTTTGTGTAGTATTCCATGCCGGTGACATCAACCTTAACAGTATGACCGTCAGACATTGGGCTTAGGTCGTATGGTCCCTTGTGATCGCCGGGGCTTCCGTTCATTGCACCGTATTTGTGAATGAAGGGGTTGTCGCCGTTGATGCTGATTGTGGGGGACATGACTGTCCAAGCAGCGCCGTCGAAATCTAGAGCCTGAGTAGCGGCCTCTAGGTAGAGGGCTAGGTCTTCGGCAAGTTCTAGTGTTCCCTTGTTTTCATTCTTAAGAACGCCTTCGCATTCATGAATGAGGGAGGCTGCTTCGAAGCTTGTTGCATCGTCGCCCATTAGGCGGCTTAGACGATGAACTTCGCTTAGGGAGCGATAAAGATCCTTAAATACTTGTCTTTCGGCACGGATTGTTTCGTCAGCCTTAGCAAATACTGCTTCGGAGACATTAACAAAAGCGTCGAAATCATCTAGGTCAGCTTGCTTTCCAGCTGCGCTGAAAATCTTGCTTACTCTATCTGTAAAGGTCTTATGGGCTGTTCTGATAACGCCGTCAGCCAAGAATGCGCATGTTTCATCGTCATAATTCTTAGCGCCGGTTACCTGAAGAGCTTCATCAATCTTCTTGGCAAGTTCGCCTCTACGGAGATAGAGGAGGTTAGGCCAAACGGAAATAACATTCTCGAAGCAGGTTTGAAGTGCTTCGCCGTGGGACATGGCGTTGAAGCGCTTCATGTCATTAACGGCTTTTAGCCAGTTGGACTGATGGTTAAGGGCTTCGCTAAGGGTCTTGAAACGACCGTCAATGATGTTGGCCATGTCCTTATACTGAAGCATAAGAACCTTGCCTTCGTTCCTTACATTGCTGCGAGGAATAGACAAGCCGGTAACATTTCCCTTGGTGTCCTTTTGGGTGCGGACATTTTGGTAAAGGTCGCCATTATTGCGGAAGTCAACGAATTCAAGGATATTTCTGGCAATATGGCCCCATTCCTTGAGTTTTGCGTCTCCAGCCTTTTCAGCGACTTTCTTTAGTCTCTTCATATCAAGCTTGGACTTCTTGTCATCTCTCTCGTCGTGCTTGCTCTTCTTGCCCTTCTTGTGTAGGGGGCTGCCGTGCTTCTCTAGGTACTTCCTGAGACCTTCGGGTAATCCCTTCTTTTTCTTCTTCTTGTCGTGCTTAGCGGCTTCGCTGATAATGCCTTCCCTTAGTGATGCCTTCACGACTGGTGTCTCGAAATATTCGCTGAATTTTACATTAGCGAGGTCAAGATTCTCCTCAAGAATGTTATCAACCATAGCGGAGATAATATCCTTACGGGATTTCTCTAGGTTTTCTTGTTCAACAACAAGTTCCTCTAGATTTTCTAGAAGAATCTTGTCATTTTCAACTGAATAGGTAGCTTGGACTAGGTTGCCATCGCTACCGACGTAGGTGGCTGTATCCTCTGAGATGCAATAAAGTCTTAGATTGCTATCTCCGCAAACCTTGCCAACAAATTCGGCGGCTTCTGATAACTCACGCTCAACGGTGGTGAGTGAATTTCTTTCGATGTTTTTATATGTGTCGAAATCAACAAATTTCTTTTTCATGCCAAATCTCCTTGAAAGATTTTTTTAAATATAACTTTCCGGTCGTTATATATTAAGGAGGTAAATCTTTGTAAATGAC